CTCAAACGGGTCCATACCCGCTGGGTGACAACGGTTGGTGGTGTTCCGCAAAATGGTGCGAAAACTTCGCACGGTGTAAAGGTGCAACAATAGGAGGCACTTAGTATGGCTTGGACGCCAATGAGTCCGCATGAGCGGGCAAGTATAGAAGCACAGGTCATTCTCAAGGCGGCGGTTGAACTCGCTGTCGCAGAGATTGGCAACGAACCTGACGGTGTGGCAGTCACGATGGCAATAGAGAACGCACGCGCTCTCGCCAAGGAACTACCCCACCTGAAGGACAGCCTTGTAGGCGTTAGCATCTTGAATCCCGCAGAGGGTCAAGGCGCTCCGATAGTGGTAGCACCCGGTCAGGATGTGACCGCTAGTGCGGTTCCAGAACTGACCGCTGCGGTTGCCAGTGTGCAGAATGCGTTCCCCGGAGCGACAACGGCAGCAACAACGCCGGGTGGCTTCGCTGGTCGTACAGATGGCATGACATCCAAGTACGTAGACGATGAAGAATACGTACAGATATTGGCTATCTGGAATGCCGAACGTGTTGCTGGAGTGCAGTTTGCTAGTCAGCAGTCGATGTTCCTGTGTAATCAGGCCATCCGCAAGTTGTTTGCTGACGGTAAGCGAAACTTCCCAGACAACTACTGGGCTGAAGCCCTACAGGGACAGGCAATCCCGGTTACAAAGAATGGCAAGTGTGGGCTGGGAGACTTCAAAGTCAAGAAGGCCACATCTATGGGTAACGATGGAATCCCCTTCTTGGGGGCAGGAGATGGAAACCATCCTCTTGCCAACAAGAGCGGGTACTTCGCTGCATTGGTGAAACTCAAGGCGGGCTTCGGGTGGAATGACCGCCCGGATCCGATTGACCCTCACAACTGGCTGAGTCAGGTAAGTGCCTGAGGAACTCAGTCTGGAGGAAGCACTAAGGCGCGTGGCCGGGGCAGAGTCCATCTCTGCTCCGGCCCCTCCCCCCTCGGAGCCTCCAGCACAAATAGAGGGAATCTCACCAGCAGACCTGCAAAGACTATTCACACCGAAGAAGGAACAGGTCAGGCGTATGCGCCACGATCTGCGCTCAGGTAGTGAATGGTCATTTGGTGTGCGGGTCTTTGACGAAGCCACATTGGGTGGTGCTCGTGCCGGGCAGTTAGTAACCATCATCGGTAGGTCGCATACAGGCAAGACCTTGCTGGCGTTGAACATGGTTGCCCGGAACCGCAAGCATCGCACTCTGTGGGTTAGCCCGGATGAAACCGAAACCATGTTCTGGGGTCGGTACGCAGCCATACGCATGGAGATTGACCAGAAGGATTGGATCGGACGACTCATCCGTGAAGACCCACGGGCATGGGAACGTGTTGAACAACTCATGCGTGATGAAACCAACCTGCACTTTGAGTCCACAGGCATGTCCGTAGATGACATCGACAAGGCCATGCGCATTGCTTCGGTGGAACTATGGGACGGGCAGCGACCCGAAGTACTGGTGTACGACTACTTGGAGTTGATCCGAGGCGGAGGCGCTGGCGATGCAGCCAGCGTTCAAGCGAAGATCGAATCGTTCAAGCAGTTGGTATCGGACTGGCGGGTCATAGGCGTCATCTTGCATCAGTCTGGCCGGGGTTCAGGGAACCGTGGCCGTGCCGGTGGGATTGAGGCAGGGCGATACGCATCCACCAGTGAAAGCCACTTCCTGATCGAAACGTGGCGCAGGTGGGATGACACCAACATGGATGAAGCAGAGCGCAAGCACTATGAAGACGAAATAAGTGCGGGCCTGTGGAAGAACAAATCAGGTGATGGTGAGAAAGCGGAGGTAAATCTAACCATCGACAAGAGCGGACGTTTGCTGGAACCCGGCATCGTTTGGGAACAGATGCAGATAGATGATGAATGAAGATACGATCATCTCGTTTCGCAACCTGTTCCTTGGTTTTCCACTTGCCTATGGCACGGATGAAGGCGGCTGCCGATGGGCAGACGTTGACACGATGTGGCATGAGCACCTGCTAGGTGAAGAGATGATTGGGATTTATCCAATGGTCTACGATCCACTATTCACGCGAGGTGGTCCTGATTCGTGGACGGAATCCTCTGAGAATAATCGCTATTACGTGGAGATGGACCCCAACTTGTGGATGTGCAAGTGGGGGTCCATCGACATAGATGAAGGCGAAGGTTCTCACGTACTTGCTCGCAATACACAGACAATCCTGTCAGCGTTGGATATCGTTTCATGGGTAGAACTATCCCGCAGTAAGGGCTGCCACTTGTGGCTGTTCGCTGAGGAATGGGTGCGTTCTTCTGTGATGCGAAGAGCGATGCAGGCAGCGTTGCAACTGGCTGAAGTGCCGTACGATGCCGTGTATCCGAAGCAGGATTCTTTGGCTGGCCCACCCGGCAACTACATGCGTTTGCCGTATGGTGGGAATCGGATTGTAGGTAAGCAGGAGATGCTTGACGAGAATGGGGCGATCCCATCCGTCGATGAGTTTCTTCAAAGGGCGGAAGAAAGCAAAGTGCAGGTGGCAGCGTTAGAACGTGCCGCCGCCTTGTACAAGGATCCAACACCCGTGGTGGTGGATCTTCCCCCGAAGCGAGACTACAACAACGAACCGTTGATGACCGTAGATGGCTCACGCTTGCGTGGGCTACCATCGGAAATGTTCAAGAACGGTCCTGTCCCGTATTACAAGGGTAGTCACGGTGCAGGCAAGGGGCGACACGGTTTCCTGAACCGATTCGCCCGCGCAATGTTTGAAACCGGCTACACTCGTCCCGATGTTGTATCGTGGACTAAAGACCTAGATTCACGACTAGGAGCATGGTACGACGATGGCCCGAAGTTCACAGGCAGACAAGATTGCGAGCGCCAAATTGAACGACTCGTCGGAGATGCAGAACGCAAAGCCACCCGATGAGTTCTCGTTCGTGGTTCCGGGTAGACCACGGCCCAAGGGTCGTCCCCGAATGTCGCGCAAGGGTCGCGTTTACACTCCGAAGGAAACCGTTGAAGCAGAGAAAGCATACGCTCAAGCGGTTGATGATAACCCACCGGTCTTTGAGGGACCGGTGGCGGTGGAGATGACGTTTTGCGAAGAAGCAACGTACATCACTGTCCGCTCCTTGAAAGAATGGCAGACCCCCTTGCGTGGCGATCTGGACAACTACATCAAACTTTGTCTGGATGGGTGCCAACGTGCGGGTATCATCCCGAACGACCGGCTTGTGGTCCAACTGAAAGCAGTCAAAGAATGATTCTTGTGGAACTGCATCCGTGGGAGTACGAATGGGCCTTGCATGTAGGCGCCCGTCGTTACATTGAGAACTGGGATAAGGCTGATGCCGCCTACTACGACAAGAAACGCATGGAAGACGACCGCACAGCGCAAGCGGCTGCTTGCGTGGGCGAGTTGGCTGTTGCCAAACTTGTCAACCAGTATTGGGGTGGACACGTATGGCCCGGTAATCGTCACGAAGAGTTCAAAGGCATGGCAGACGTTGGGCACAACATAGAAGTTAGACGCGTACGAACTAGCAGTAGTGCTGCGGTGCGTCGCAAGCAACTAGAAAAGGGCCTGATCCTATTCGTGGTCAGACCTGTTGTGCCAGAGTTTCGTGCCGTGGAGATCCTTGGATGGATCCACCATGATGAAGCGTGGGAAAAGGGTGAGCCTTCAGGCTACGACTCCAAGAACACGCGCGTTATCGCAGAAGACTATTTGAACTCCCCGATGACCTATACTGGTATAGATGAAGAAAGAGTTTCCGTACGACCCGCTCCAGACACCACCTAAGGCAACAGACCGGTACAACCCACCGGAGACAGAACTACTTGCGCTTATGGAAGCGGGGCCACTGGAGCCACGCGAATCTCAGGAAGAGCAAGCGGCGTTACGGGAAATGGTTTTGGACTCGTTGGATATTCTCAACTTGGAAGAAATGTGGCTAGTGAATGCAATCCTATTTGAGCGCATGAGTTTGCGTCAAATCGCTCGCTCTATTGGGATTCCCAAAACAACTGTTGCGCGCTATCGTGACAAAGTATTGGCTAAACTTAGAGATGCGCTCGTAGACCATCCTGCAATACAGGACTACTTGTCCGGGTAACCATCTTCCATAGCCTCGAATGAGTTCATAATCAATGTGCTCATTGTTGCGAATACGTACTGATGTAATGGGCTATTGTCGAAATCATTTGTAAGATTCTCGTGCGCAAATGCCATTACATGCTCGTACGGCAACACCAACAGGATGCCCAGATCAGACTCATGCCATTTGGCGTGAGTCTGATCCGCTATATCCAACAGATGCGAAGTCTTTTTCAAATCCTCGTATATTTCTGTTGCCAGATAACCGTACTCGTCCTGAAACTCAGCGAACGCATCAGGCTCCCCGGCGTCGCCCATCAGCCCTTGCGCCCCACAGCGTAGGTCTTCACCACTGATAGGGCGGCAGCAACAGCACCGATCAGGGCCACCTTTAGGGTGGCCTGATCCCCTATCACGAATACGGCCAAGAAAGCCTGTACGAAAGTCCATCCCGCTCGTTCAATCATATTTCTCATGCTACCCACAACACCTTCCATGTGTCTGCATCAACGATTCCGTTGACTTCTATAGCGAACTGTGACTGGAACCGCTTGCACGCGGCTACAGACTTCTTACCGTAAATACCATCAACCTTCAAACCAGCGTTAGTGCGGTCATTCAGTCTCTGTTGCGCAATCGAAACCCACTTTCCTGTAGAGCCTCGCTTGATGGGTCGATCTATTACATAAGTCAAACCTGCCTCCGTAACGTATCGAAGGATCGCTGCCCAGTCGATAATCGTGTTGGTATGGGGCTGTTCGGCAGTCATGCCGGAATGCACCCATTCGGTCAGAGTTGCGCCGGGGCAGGTAGTTTGCGAAAAGTCTTTGTGACACTTGATCCACAAGTGGTCACCATAACGCCCGCGTGCTGCCCCGACGGCGGTGAGGATACTATCCTTACCGCGTTCCGTTAGCCCATCATCGGAATCTCCGATGTACGCAACGGAGATTGTTTTAGAGTTCCAGCCACGGGTAGCAGCACCACGCTTCCACCCGCGCCCTTCAAAGATTTCCCCCGTTTCCCCAGATACAAGCCAGTTGTACGCGATGGAATCCCACCCTTTGGTCTGGACGTGGTACCTGTCATGTCCTCTCACACGGTCCCACGGGCCGTGTGACGGCCCCGTGGTGTGATGGATGACAATCCCCTGTACGGGACGCCAGAAGTCCTTCAGGCGCTTCCCTGTGTCTATTGCGCCCCAATCGGAGCGAGCAACGTACTTCATACCCTAAGGGTACTCTGTCCCTACGGGTTTAGACCGACACGCAACCGGCGACGCTGTTCCGCCCGTTCCGCTCGCAACTCGTATTCAGCCGACTGTCTCGTGCGCCGCTGCTCATCTTTGGTGTTCGTACGAAGACCAAGACCGAATACAAACGACATCCACGTAGACAGAATGCGCTGCTGATACCGCTCTTCCGAAGGGAATAGCCTCCGTGCATCAGCGAACGTCGGCAACAACGAAGCCATCGAATGCAGGTCATAATCCCGCATCAACCAGATACCCGCCTCATTCTTGTGCGCCATGTCCATCTTTTGCAACAAAGGCATCAGCAACGGAACTTTCGCGTACACGGTTGGAACCTGACCCATGCGCCCATCAAAGTTGTAGCCCTTCCACATGTTACGCCGAGTCGTCCACTCAATCGGTGTCTTCACGAACGGTGTCAACTGTGTCGTCAACACACCCAACGCCGCCTGAATCCTGTCCGCAGGAGAATCGCCCGGTTCCATCATCGGACCCAACATTTCCAACGGTGTTTTGAACGGCAAGTCTGGCAGTACGTGCATGAACTCGCCCTCGTACTTGAACGGCAGCCGGATCCCGGCCTGCCGAACCATCCACGAAGGAATAGGCGCATCCGCCCCTTCCATCCCCTCAGACATGTTCTCTACATTCGCCTTCACAATGTTGTACTGATTGAACACACCCGGACGCTTACCAACCTGTTCAATCATCAACGGGAGATTCTTACGTGTCCACGTATAGAACGGCA